AAAAAATAAAGATGGAAAGTATAAAGTGCTTGACAACTCAGGAAAAATAGTCATTCTATCTAGGAATAAGATAGTTTGCAGATACTATCTAACTAAACTACAAACTGAAAACTTAACAACAAAGGAAAAAACAAATGATTAATTATTCTACACACACTGAGCACTACAGCAGAGCAGACAACTTTACTTACAACTACAAGGTGATTGATGATGCAATCTCTGAGTGCTACAACAAAGGCTTCACAATACAACAGATTGCAGATGCTTTACGTGAGCCATTCAGCAGGATTGCTTATCGTATATCATTACTACAATCAAAGGGTATTGTTGACTACAAACTAAATACTACACGTGCTCACTTGACACGAACTTACTTCAAGCTCAAAAAAGATTTACAAGAAGTAGAAACTAAACTTAAAGGATAATTAATGAACGATACACAAACTAAGGGTACAGCTAAGGTTGTACCCATTGACCAGTACTACTATGATCTATCAAGGATCATTGATGATGCTGATTGGATGGGTGATAACGAGACACTAGACTTGTTCTTACCTGAGAAGGAACAAATAAAACAACAGATGGATGATGGAGAGCTTTGGTATCCTAACTTCTAATAGTACCCTGTCTAACGACAGCCCTATTATACCAAGGTTTTCTGATTTGTCAAGGAGAAAATAAATGTTTTATGATGTAATAGTAAAGTATTCTGATGAAACAAAAGAAAAAGTAACAGCAACAGTAGGTAATCAAAGTAATTATTGTGAGGACATACTTGGTATGTTCAAAGAACCCAAGCTTGATTACGTACGTATAGAACCTTCAACATTCTGGAAGAGTAAACGTGAGAGGATAGACTAATGGAAATAATAATTGATTGCGGTGATAAAGAACTAGCAAAGGCTATAGCTGATAAACTATCTGAGGATACAGGCGTAGCTAGAGATAAATTTAAGGAGATTACAGATGATGTGGATACTAGTGTGGATGCAACTAGTGACTAGCCAAGGTGTAGAACACTATCAACTAGGCACGTTCACCAAAGAAACAGACTGTCAGGTAGCACTGAAGAAAGCTGTCGTACTTGTCAGCACCAGTTCGGAGATGCTTTCCTGTCTAGAAGTGGATACGAGACAATGAAAGTGAATTACTTAGTAAGTTGGAAACCTATAAGTGAATTAGCTTATACCTATGAGGTTGAAGCTGAAGACCCTGACTATGCAGAACAATATGCCTTGGATATGCACATAGAAAATGTAGGGTATGATAAATCTAAAGATTGGGTAGTTACTAAAGTTTGGGAAAAGGTTAAAGAAAGATGATTGAAGCAAAGTACATAGAACACATGGGTTCAGACCTATCAGTTGTCAATGCAGCTAGGGTTAGCTTTGGTAAGCAATCAGAATTGGTATGTATTGATAGACAGAAAGGAGAGTACATACTAAAAGAAAAGGATGTAAATCTAATACGTTACCTAGCCGAGCACCAACACAAGTCACCATTCAACCATGCGTTTGCTACGTTCCATGTCAAGGCTCCTATCTTTGTAGCACGACAGCTACAGAAGCATGAGTACATGCCTTGGAATGAGATAAGCAGACGATACGTAGATAGTGAGCCTGAGTTCTATGAACCTGTCGTATGGCGTGGACGTAGTGAAGACAAGAAGCAAGGCAGTTATGGTATCGTAGATTTAAAGACTAAACCAACGCATCAGTACGCTCTACAAACTTACCATAACTTATTGTCTGATGGTGTAGCACCAGAGCAAGCACGTATGGTATTGCCTCAGAGTATGTATACTGAGTGGTATTGGAGTGGATCACTGTATGCTTTCTCTAAGATGTGTAGCTTACGATTAAAGAACGATGCACAATTAGAGACACAAGTAGTAGCTAAACAAATAAGCAATGTTATGAAAGATCTATATCCTTTTTCATGGAAAGCTTTAGGAGAAACAAATGTTACCTGATGAAATGGAAGCTGAGAAAAACAGAAAGATGTTACTTGCTCAGGCTGATGAGATAGAAATACTTCAGCGTAATGTGCGTGACTTACAAGGACAACTGAACGTAGCACATATTAGAATAGCTGAACTAAAAAAGGATGAAGTATAATGCACATAAACGATACAACAAGACAGATGATTAGAGAAATTGTTGTTGAGTTGTTTGAAGAAACACTACAACCAATTCCATATGATAACAAACAAGTCATACAACTTACTGATACTTTGGATGACATAATAAAGAATAAGGTTGACAATTATAAAGTAGAAGTGTATGGGGTAAGCCTAAAGGAGTACTAACATGACTTGGACTAGCCACAAAGAATGTCCTGCTACTGACTGTGATAGTAGTGATGCGTTCTCATACAACTCAGAAACTATGGCAGGTAAGTGTCATTCTTGCAACAGGTCTTACCCAAAGCAGATGCAAGACCTTGACAACTGGGCAGAAGAAGAGTATCCAACTTATAAACACAACAAGGAATCTTGGGATATGCAACAAGAACAACAGTCAAATGTTACAGAGTTTGTAAAGCCTGTGCACATGGGCTATCGAGGTATCACCAAAGAAACTATGGAGTTCTACGACTGTAAGACTTTCATAGATGGCAAGGGTGAACCAGTAAAACAAGAGTACATCTACCCTTCGGGTGGTGTAAAGATAAGACAACTACCAAAGACATTCAGTGCTAGGAACCTAAAGACTGATGAGTTGTTCGGCATGAACCTATGGAACAGTGGTACAAGTAAGATCATTACTGTCACTGAGGGTGAACTAGATGCTATGTCAGCCTATCAAATGATATACAATCCTAAGTTCGACAACCCTGTTGTGTCATTGCCATCGTCAACACCATCGCACAAGCTTTGGGAAAAGATAAACAAGTTCCTTAGTTCCTTCGATAAGATAATACTGTCTATCGAACACGATGACCAAGGCAATGCAGTAGCTGCAAAGATAGCAAGCCTGTACCCTAACAAGGTCTATCGCATGGAGCTTGACAAGTACAAGGATGCCAATGAGTTCTTACAAGAGGGTGAGGCTAAGACATTCAAGTCAGCATGGTTCAATGCTAGGAAGTATACACCTGCTAACATACTGAATACACCTGATCAATTCCTTAGCCTATACAACAAGTCAGAGAACCACATCTATGTAGAGACAGGTGTGCAGGAGTTCGATGAGATGTGTCTAGGCTTGATGCAAGGACACTTCACCCTGTTCAAGGCACAGACAGGCATAGGTAAGACAGAGTTCATGCGTTACCTTGAGTACAGAATACTCAGTCAATACCCTGAGATCAAGATAGCTACGTGGCACATGGAAGAGACTAAGCTACGATCTATACTTGGTTTGGTATCCTATGAGGTAGGTGACAACCTTACACGTAAGGACTTGATCGAGGACAAGGATGCTGACAGCTTGGTACAAGAAGCAATCACCAAGCTAACCAAGGATGAGAGACTATACCAGTTCTTCCTCAATGATGAGGATGACCCACTGGACTTGCTCACACAGATCAGGTATCTGTCTCAAGCATGTGATGTTAACTACATATTCTTTGAGCCTATACAGGACATCTCAGCCAACTCAGGTAGTGAGGATGGCAAGGAGCAGTTCCTAGCTGACCTGTCAGTCAGGTTGTCTAAGCTTGCGGCAGAGCTAGGTGTAGGTATAGTTACCATTGGACACACTAACGATGACGGTCAGGTAAAGTACTGTCGTATGATTGAGCAACGTGCCTCAGTTGTAGTTGATCTACAGCGTGACAAGATGTCAGAGGACAAGGAAGAAAGGAACACAACTAGACTACTAGTGACAAAGAATAGGCCAGTAGGCCCGACAGGATACGCAGGACAAGTAGAGTTCGATCCTGATTCGTTTACATTAAAGGAGAAGTATGCAGTACATTGATCCATATGCTGCCTTTGCAGCAGTAATATATTTCTTTGGCGTGTTCTTGTATTACGTACACGTAAGAACTATATTCTATTTTTTAGAGAAGCCAGATGAGATGAGCTTCCCAAAGGTTATCTTCAGTAGTTTACTGTGGATATTCAACGTAGTGGCTCTAATTTGGGTAGAGTTTACAGGAGAAGATGATGACAGATAAGATCGTTGCATTAGACATCGAGACAGAATCACTGACTCCTGAAAAAATTTGGTGCATCTGTGCAGAGGATGTGCAGACAGGTGAGAAGGAACACTTCGTACACCTAACAACATTACAAGAAGAGAAGGAGAGATTCATTGAATACTGCAGTAGATACGATAGGTTTATATTTCACAATGGAATCTGTTTTGATGTTCCTATTATTAATCGTCTTGTAAAGAAAGACTTGATACCACTTGAGTCAGTCATTGATACACTGATTGTCAGTAGGCTAGTTGACTTCGACATTAAGCATGGTCATGGCCTCAAGGCTTGGGGTATCAGGTTAGGTAACTTCAAGATGGACTTCT